GAGTGGTCACAGGGGAAATCTCTGAGCCTATTACGATTACCCCACTTCTCTAGGAAATTTTCATGGCATTCGGAATTACAAATTCTGGTTTTGTGATCAAACGATTGCAAGACATTCTAACAGCTCAGAGGGCTGAAGCTGTAGCACTGTTTCAGGATCTTGTTGAACCAGGGGAAATCGTAGACACATCTGACAGTTCTGTCCTTGGTCGATTGATTGGTTTGGATAGCATTGGTGACGCAGAGCTTTGGGAGCTTGCACAGCTTAGTTACTCTTCTCTTGACCCAAACTCTGCTACTGGTGTTGCTCTTGATAACCTTGTTCAATATTCAGGTATTAGTCGTTTCCCGGCTTCACCAACTACAGCTATTGCTCTGTTTGCTGGTGACATTAATACGCTGATTGCAGCAGGTAACTCTGTACAAGCTTCTGATACAAGAAAGACATTCACTGTTTCAGATAGTATTGCGTTGTCCCCCAGTGTTGCTCGTGGTGTTACTGTCACTGTACAGACTGTTCAGAATAGCACAGCTTATACAATCAATTACACACCAGTGAATGGTTCGCTAGCTACTGTCACTTTCACATCTGATTCTGATGCAACAGTTGCAGAGATTCTAGCTGGATTGCAAGCATTGATTGCAGGTAGTCATCCACTACTTACAGCTTCTGTGGTTGGCACTACGTTAGTTGTCGATATGACTGACGACTTTCAGTCTGCTACATTCTCCATCACAAGTAACCTTGCTATTTCTAAATGTAGAAAGCTTGGAACTGTTGTTTGTATTGAGAATGGCCCTAACGAACAAGATGCCAACACAATCAATACCATCCTTACTCCTGTACTTGGTTGGGACAGCGTAACTAACATCCTAGCAGCATCTGCTGGTCGTCTGCTTGAGACAGATGAAGAACTTCGTTTACGGTTCAGGAACACTAAGTTTGAACGTGCAAGTAACATTCTGGATAGCCTTTATGCTGCCCTGTTGAACGTAGATGGTGTAGAGGAAGTTGCTATCTATGAGAATGACACAAACGTCACAGACAGCAATGGTGTTCCTCCACACAGCTTTCTCCCTGTAGTGCTTGGTGGTAGCTCTCAATTGATTGCAGAGGCTATTTGGTTGAACAAGCCAATGGGTATTAGTAGCCAAGGTAATACAGTTATTTCTATTACTGACAGCCAAGGCTTCCCGCATGACATTGGATTGGAAAGACCAAACCCCGTCACTGTGTATGTTGAACTGACTATTAACACTGCTGCTGAGAGCAACTTTGTATTCCCTGGCAATGGTGTTGATCTTATCAAAGATGCAATACTTGCATATGCTAAAGATAACTTTGGTGTTGGTGATGATGTAATTTACTCTCGCCTTTACACGCCAATCAACTCTGTCGAAGGCTTCCAGATTGATAGCTTGTTTATTGGAACTTCTCCAAGTCCCGTTGGCGTGGCTAATATCAGTGTGGACTTCAATGCCATAGCTTCGTTTGAAGCTGTAAATATCTCAGTAACAGTCTTGTAAGGAGGGTGTATGGCGCTCGTACCAGTTGTATCCGTAGATCACCTTACAGAAGCTCGTAGTAGGACGACTGAAGCTTTTAAAAACCAAGACATCTTCGATAGATATCTACAACTCCTGATTAAACAACAAACAGAGCTTGAACAAGTATTCAAAGACCTTATCCAGAAGCGAAGCATTGATGAAGCTACTGGTGCAACGTTAGACATTATTGGGGAGATTGTAGGTCAACCAAGAGAGCTTATCTCCGCTGACTTATTCAACTTCTTTGGCTTTGCTGGGGCACTGAAAGCAGATACTTTTGGTGACTTTGGTAATCCAACAGTTGGCTCTAAGTTCTATGATTTTGGTACACCTCTTGGTGGCAACGTACTACTTGATGATGAAACATACAGAATCTTCATCAAAGCTAAGATTCTAAAGAACACAACAGCTTCTACACCAGAAGAGTTCATCACCTTCATTAACTTTCTGTTTGGTACGACAACCACTGTAATCTTAGCTGAAGGTAATGCTGAATACATCATCTTGTTCGGCAGAGAGCTTAGTACATTTGAGCAAGTGCTTCTTAACTATATAAGTAATTCTCAAGGATTCCCATCAAGGCTTATTCCTAAGACTGTTGGTGTAAGGATTAACTTTGGTTACTTCCTTGATGACAATTACTTTGGATTCCAAGGTGCTCCGGGTGCTAAAGGCTTTGGTGACTTAACTGGAACATATGGCTATGGGTTGGGGTATGGGCTTGGTTATGGTGACTCTGATTTTGCACTTCTTGGTGATGGTGGCACGTTCGCCACACTGTTCTAAACACTTATTTAATTCTTCTGAGGAAACAATATGGCTGACATTCTCAAGCCCTCCAACCTTAGCCTGACATGGGCAAGTGGTGGGGATATCCTGAATCCTGGTGATTCTAAATATGCGTCAGGCTGGGCCGTTGAGATACCTGCGAGACAATGGTTCAACTATCTTGATAATCGTCAAGATGAAGCTATTGCCCACATCAACCAACGTGGTGTTGCTCAGTGGGATGCTGCTACAGAGTATCAAGGTACTAAGAGTTATGCTCAAGGTGTAACTGGTACTATTTATCGCAGTAAGCAAACCAGTATCAACCAAGACCCAGATGCAGATGTTGGTGAAGTGTATTGGGAAATTGCTTTTGCTTCGGCTGGGGATTTTTATACCAAGTCTGAAGCAGATGGTTTGTATCTTGCAAAGGCTCAAAACCTCGCTGATATTACAAACACAGCAACAGCTCGTGCAAACCTCAGTGTCTATTCTCAAGCACAAACGTACACTAAGACTGAAGTTGATTCTAAGACAACGGTGGCATCCACAGCCCAATCTCAAGCTTGGGCTAGTAACACTACACTAATTACACCGCTCCGTCTTAGTGAATCTCACAAAGGTGCTAATCAGTCACTTGCAGCTAATGGGTTTCAAAAATTACCTGGGGATGTTGTGCTCCAATGGGGTTCAGTTCTTACCAGCGCATCAGGGACACAACCTTTTAGTTACCCAATTGCTTTTACATCCTTATACAGGGTTGTGGCAACAGCCCACTCCTCTTTTCCAAGGTTTGCAACACTAAACGCAGCAACAAATACAGGGGCAAATGTTGATATGTACACAGAAACCGGTGCACGCTCATCAGAAGCTGTCAGCTGGTTTGCTATAGGGGTGATTTAATGTGGTATTTTGATCCAACAAATAAAGGTTTTTACAGTAGCAGTTTACACAAAAAATTGCCAGCTGGTTGTATAGGCATCTCGGACGAAGAATACCGGACATTTGCACTTTCTTGCAATCCTGTGGGCTGTATGGTCGGTGTTGTTGATGGTAAGATTGGTTGGGAAACAATAGGTCGGCTTGATAAGCCTTCAGGAGAACCCGCGAAGGCTAAAGAAAGAAGTTGGAGAGATGCAGAACTATCCAGAGCAGATATTGAACTGTATAAAATCCAAGATTCTGACCCCAAATCTATGGGCAGCGATAGCGATGCACAATGGAGAGAATACCGAAAAGCTCTCAGGGTATGGCCTGAGCACAAAGACTTCCCAAACAAAAAACTTCGTCCGGTAGCCCCAGACGCATAAGGAGTAGTATATGCCACAACAATTATCCCCTTGGTTAGAGGGGGCGTATGGTTGGAACTTCGGCGAATCAAACTGGAATACTGGGATTGACAACAATCAGTTGAAGTTCTCTTTTATGTTTGACAGGAATGTCGATGGCGTTGTGGGAAGCCTTCCTGCTGCTGTTAATGGTCAGGCGTATTTCCTTACCACGGATAACAGACTTTATTTTGCTGTTGGTACTACTTGGTTTTCAGCACCAACACCTAGATGGTTTCAATTCGTGGTCCGCTCTACAGGGGCCAGTTATCAGTTTGATGGTACAACCGCCATAGTGATTGATTCTCCATCACAACTGGGTTCAAGACTTGATGCTGTGGAGGTGACGATTGCCTCTTTAGGTACAGCAGCGTTTGAGGATATTGAATTTTTTGCTTCTCAAGCCCAACTTGACGTTGCTGTAGCTGTAGCTGCTACTTATACAGATGTGTTGCGGCAGGATTTGGCGGTATCCACGGACCCGGCAAAAGGGGCAGGCCTTGTGGCGTTTGACCCTGCGGAGACTTACCCCGCTGGAACCGTCGGGGGGCGGTTGAAAACCGCCGCATTCGGAGAGTTGCGCCTCAGTGACTACGCTGATGGGGCAGTTATAGATGCGGCGCTGATTCAAGCCTTTCTTAATACCGCCGCCCGTAAGCACGTAGTTGATGTGTCTGTTGCCGTGACTAAAGCCGGCCTGGAAGCACTGCCATTATTCGGATTAACAGTACCAGCTGGCGGAACGGTCGAATGGCTGGATGAGTGCTGGCTGACGCTTGAACCAGGGGTAGGTGTTCGCCATATTTTTACTGGGCAGGGAGCGGGTAACAGTCGCGTAACTTATATCAATCCGTTAATTGATGCGCAGGACTCGGCAGCAAACGGAATCGGAGCGAATAATGCAGTTGACGCCCCAATCACAGGTATTCGCGTTATCGGTGGGTATATTAAAAACATCGCGCGGGACAAGGAGCGTGGCACTTATGAGGGCGGTATTGGGGTGACTTTCCAGTACGGTTGCCGTGATTGCATTGTTGACGGCACCCGCTTTACCCGCGTGCATTGTGCAACTGACGCAAGCGGTAATGGTGTGGCGACTGCATTTGGTGAATCGAGCACCTATAACATAATTTTTACAAACCTCCACTGCGAGAACTGCGAGCAGATAGGTCGCGGACTGAACCTTATTGAAAACTCGTCTACAGTAAGCAACCTCCCGATGCCTGCGCTGTGGTCTAATATCACGTTCAGGAACTGCGGACGCTCCAACGAAGTGGGAACATGGCCGGGGCTGTCTTTTACTCGCGTAAACAATGCCGGCAACAGTTCGCCTTGGACTGATATATATATAGCTTCAACTAGCTATGTCGGTAATTGGGAGCCTGATGACTTCGCGGGGGCGGACGCTGAATGGACTTTTGCTACTGGATCGTATGCAATTGGTAACAGAGTAAAGGTAATTAACGATGGCACTCTGTCAAGCCTGTTCCATTTCGAGGGCAATGCCGGCGCATGCGTGCGCAATGTAAACGGCAATAATGAAACCGCATATGGGCAAATCGGAGCCCTGGTTTCCGGGGCAGCTGGCGGCGTAACAGTATCTGGCTTTGACGTTCTTTGCGATGCAAAGGATAACATACACTGCGGATCCTGCCCAAATATCTGGCCAGTAATTACTCGTCCAGATCGAAAAATGGTTGATTCCTCTATTTCTTTGAGTAACATCGGTACAGCGATTAATGCAATTGGTTCTGACGGCCCATCTGCTTCTGATGCAACACCCTATAGACAGCTCGGGCTTAAGGTCAAGCAGCTTGTTCGGCGCGTAAACCTTACGGCAATTCTGGATACCAGAATTGGAGGTGCCGTAGACGGATGGCGGAACAGCGTAGAAATTCGAGACTGTGCCCAGGCTGGCGTCGTGTCTGGTAATTTCGATTTTGTTTTCTTGGTGCAGAATACTATCCCGCTTGGGAACTCTTCCTCTGCATTTAATGAGGTGGTTTGCGGAGCCATGGAGTTTTCCGTGTATCAGTCAAACAACCAGCTTCGCCTACGCCGGGTAGGCTCAAACGCGGGCTTCGCCGATCTGTACGCGTTAGGCGCAGAGTTCCATGTAGCCAATACTCCAACAATAACTATTGACCCTGACGGCGGGCAAATAAAACTAAAGAATGCTACTGGCACTGTGTACGCCTTAGCCGTAGATGCTAGTGGAAGATTGACAATAAACGGCACTGTCGTAGGAACGCAGACTTAATGCTGCCTTGGTTGGCACTGAGGAGGTACTATGAGAAACCTAAGAACTAAATTAATAGCCGCATTTATTGCTCTGGGGCTTAGTGCCCCAGCAGCTTTTGTTGCTTATGACCTTTCCTTACCTTCAGAAGGTTTTCACCAATCTGTCTATATTGATCCGGCAGGCTTACCCACTGTTTGTATTGGCAGGATGGATCGCTCACTAAAGCTTGGTCAGAAGTTCTCAGTTGATGAGTGCATGAAGATGTTTGCTGAAGATTGGAAGAAACATCAAGCTCAACTTAATAGTGTTGTAAAAGTTGATTATAAGTCCGAGTGGCAGAAAGAAGCCCTTACAGACTTCACCTTTAATCTTGGTATCACTGCCGTAAAGAGTAGCACACTCATACGCAAGCTGAATGCTAAAGATCATGTTGGTGCTTGTAGAGAGCTGACTAAGTGGGTGAAGGGGAGGGTCAAAGGGCAGCTTGTAACTCTTCGTGGTTTAGTTACCAGACGTAATAGTACAATGCCATATTGTTTAGGTGAACTGTCTTACGATAAACAGAAAGCCTATGAAGACTTCAAAAGAGAGTATGACAATGAAGTTTCTAAAAGACAAAAAGAAGGTAGTTAAGTCATACTCCTTCTTAAGTATTGTTGCTAATATCTTAACAGCCACCTCGATTTCAGGCCTTCATGTTCTTGGTGTTATTTCAGGCGCTGTGGCACTAAACATAATAATTCCACTGGCCGTGTTCCTTGGTGTTTTAGGGGCAGTAGGAAGATTTATAGATCAGTCCGGTAATGACAACGAAGAAATTTAGCCTTGAATATTTATATAGAAGAAGATTTATTAGATATTAAACAAGACGTGTGGAGTCTTACTAGAAATAGATTTGGCAACGAAGGCCAGCTTGAAGTTATTGGTTGGAAAGGTACTAGGGACAGCGGGAATAAATATTATGCTGTAAAATGTTCTATTTGTTCACAAGACTCAGAACTATTTTCTACGGGTGTTTTCAAGGTACAGAAACAACATTTATTAGATGGTAAGCTCCCTTGTGGTTGTGCCAAGATTCCTAAATGGTCAGCAAAACAGTGGGAAATCCGAGCACGTCGCAAGGCTTCGGTAATAGGGTATGTATTTAACAGCTTTATTGGTGAATGGCTTGGGCAGATGACTAGAATATCTTTGACTTGTCATAAGCACGGAGAGTGGATTACTGGACGGGTGGGTGACCTGTTAGATAAAGGTAGTGGTTGCCCTATGTGTAGAACAGAGATAGTCACTAAATCGGACTCTGAGATGATCCAGTCTTTCTTTAACTCTGGTAAATTTAATTCAGACACCATATTTCAACGTAGTTCTAGGGTAGGCAGCCACGGGTGGAAAGAGTA